ATATTGAGGATTCATATTTACAAAAAATGGAGCCTATACGATCAGAAAAAACCCCTTGCCCCTTGGTTAAACATTATCATATCCAATCAAATAAAAAACATTATAAGAAACAATTATGGTAATTATGCCAGACCCTGTTTGAAGTGTGCGGCGGCAGAGTGGGATGATTCTTGTTCAATATATGGAGAGCAGTGCAAGAAGTGCCCCTTGTATGCTCATTGGGAAAACAATAAGAAAGATGCTTTCAATACAAAAGTAACCCTTCCTCTTGAAAATCATATTAAAGAAGTTCACGACATGACTAACGAAGGCTTCGACCTTGTAAGAAGCACTCAGAGTTTATCATCAGCATTGAGAAAAGTATTAAAGCCAGCAGAGTGGGTAGTTTATGAGATGCTTTGCTTGAGAAATCAGAGAGAAGAAGAAGTCGCAAAAGTTCTAGGATTCAAGACTACTGAAAAGAATCGTTCCCCCGGATACAAGCAGATAAAGAACTTAAAGCGTTCTATACTTGTAAAAGCTAAGAAGTGCATTGTGAATGGAGAAGTAGAAATTTATGGCTGAAAATGAAAACCAACCTCAAGAACTTAATGACCAACAGCGACTGGCAATTTTAAATGAGTGGAACAATCGCCCTACTAATCCTCCTTCTTTGCTTGAACTTGTTAGGGTTGCTTTTCCTAACGTTGAAGGCGCAGACGGTAGAAGTTGGCACGGCAAGAAAGTTAAAGAGTTCTTATCCACAAGACAAATTAAAGCAAGGGCTTCATATGAGTACTTGGCAAAAGATAAGATCGAACTATCTCCAGAACAAAAAGAGTTTACTGCTAACAATGCAGGTTCAATGGGCGCACTTGAGATTACTAAAAGTATTTTCAATAATCAAAACCTTACTAGCCTCAGTCAAGAAACTCGTACAGTAATTGAGTTCATTAAAACTCTTGACCAGAAAGTAATTCAAGCAGGTCCAGTGTCGCAAAGAGACACAGAGAGTCTTGCAGATTCTCAATACATGCCGCCAAAGACTTTTGAGCGAATGCTTTTTCGCATCAACAAGTATGTTCATGAAGGTATTGATAAAGATAAAGTTACTTCACGCCAGAAGGCTTCTATTAATGCTATCATTGGATACATGCACACTTATCGTTTCTTGCATCAGATAAACAGTTACTCTTCTAATATTGATCGTGAGTTATTTGAAAGCTCTTTTGTCCGTTATACATTTGATAAACCAGATCTCACTCAAGAAGAAGTAGATCAATACATCGTTCTAGCTACTGAAGTAGTAATCTCTGCTAATATTCAAGAGACAATTCAAACTCTTCAAAATCAAATTGATGTAGAAATTGATGGCGGCGGCAAATTGCCAATGGCTCTCATTGAAGCAATCAGTGGAGCAAGAGACGAATATAACCAATCGACCATTCGCCAACAAAAACTTCTTAATGACCTTAAGGTAAAGCGAAGTGATCGTCTTAGCAAGCAAATAAAAGAAAACGCCAGCATTCTTAATCTAGTTCAAATGTGGAAAGAAGAAGAGTCTCGTATGCAATTATTAAAACTTGCTGAAAGGAGAAAAGCGATGGTAAAGAATGAAATAGATCGCCTCTCTACAATGGATGAAATCAAATGCCGCATCTTAGGAATTTCAGAAGACGAGGTGTTAAATGGCTGAAACATGTAAAATATGTCAAAAAGCTTATGAGGTAGATGCAGACTTTAATCGTCATCTCAAAGCTCACAAACTAAGAGTAATAGAGTACTATCAACAACATCATCCTCGCTATGACGCTTTCGATAACTCCATAATTATTTACAAGAATAAAGAGCAATACTTTAATACTGACTTTAATAACAAAAATAATTTAAAGAACTGGCTCAAAGCTCAGTCACTAGAGAAACAGAAAGAGTACTGCAAAGACTTTCTAATCAAGAGAAAAGAAAAGAAAGGTCTAGAATATACTCCATCTCAAGTTGAGCTTCGCAGCGTCTTAAGCCCGAGCGTTATTTACTTACAAGAAATTTTTGGTGATTATTATCAGTTCGCTGGAGATCTTGGATTTAAAAATAAATACATATACCCAGAGAGTTTAGATAATTTAGTACCATTACAAACCAAAGGGTCAATCATTTACATTGATACGCGAGAGCAGAAGCCGTTTATATTTAATATGGCATCTGAAGTTCGTACTCTTAAGTTTGGAGACTATGGGTTTAGCCATCCGAGTTATGATGGCAAGCTTTACTTTGAGAGAAAGTCTATTTCTGATTTCATTGGAACACTAAGCGCCGGTTACGAAAGGTTTTGTCGAGAGATTGAGAAAGCCAGCGAAGCCAAAGCTAACATGGTTATCATTGTAGAAGAGAGTTTAAGTAATGCTCTGTCTTTTAATTATCTTCCTCATGTATATAAGAAGGCTACAAAGGTAAACCCTGAGTTCATATTCCATAATGTCAGAGAGTTAATTCAGAAATATCCCCATGTGCAATTCTTATTTGCAAAAGGGCGCAAAGAGTCCGTTCGCATTATTGAAAAGATGTTCTCTATTGATGAGAACTTCTTTAAATACGATCTCCAGCTTTGCTACGACCTAAAAATGCTATAATATGTGGTATACCCCAGAGAAATATAATAGAATAATCCCAAATCTAAATGATGAATATTCTAGACTAAAAGATACTCTTGAAGATAAGGAAGCTAAGATAACTTTAGCTAAGTTTTTGCGTTCAAATATAGGGATAACTACAGAGCTAATTTCTGGTATAAAATTATGGCCTTATCAAGAGATTGTAATTAAAGGAATGTTGAACCGAAACTTCTGCATGAACGTGTGGGGTCGCGGTGCTTCTAAATCTTTCTCTGCTGCGGTGTTTTGTTTCTTACAATGCATCTTTGAACCTAAGAGTAAAATCTTAATTGCTGGTCCAACCTTCAGAACAGCAAGAAGCATCTTCAATTCAATAGAAAAGATTACCGAATCTAAAGGTGCAGACCTTTTGATGCAAGCATTTGGCGCAAAGTCAAAGCGTAATGATGAATACGACTGGTCAATTAACGAAGGTTCAATAAAAGCTATTCCTCTAAGCGGCGAAAAGATTCGCGGTTTCCGCGCTAATGTTCTTGTGCTAGACGAATTCTTGTTATTGCCAGAAGATATCATCAAAAATGTATTAATGCCCTTCTTGATTGTTCCTCAAGACATTAAAGAACGTATTAGTATTCGCGAACAAGAGAATGAATTAATTGCTCAAGGCGCAATGACTGAAGCTGACCGCATGGAGTTCAAGAACACTTCTAAAATGATTGCTCTTTCCTCTGCTTCTTATACTTTTGAAAATCTTTATAAAACTTATAAAGAGTGGTGCGACAACATTTATTCAAAAGAGCCAACAAGTGCTACTTATTTTGTTTCTCAATTAAGTTATGAGTCTCTTCCTCCAGAGATGATAGATTCTTCAATTACAGAAGAGGCGCAAAACGGTGGATCTTCTCACGCTTCTTTCTTGAGAGAGTATTGCGCTCAATTTACTGATGGTAGCGACTCTTACTTCAGTATGAAGAAGATGGAAGAATGTACTCTTAAGTTTGAAGAGAGACCTCACTCCCAAATTAGAGGAGATAGCGGTAAGCAATATATCTTAGCAATGGACCCCAACATGAGCGACAGTCCAAATGCTGACTATTTTGCAATGGCTATTTTGGAAATAGACAGAGAAAACAAAAATGACGTTCTCGTTCATGCTTATGCTGGTCTTGGCAGCTTAAATACTCACATTAAATACTTTCATTACTTAATGACTAGCTTTAATATTGTTTATATCATATGTGATAATGCTGGTGCTGATATTTTCTTCAACACTTATAATGAATCTCAGTTTGTAAATTCAGAATCTGAGAAGATTAAGTTTATTGACTTCGATTCCGATCTTGAAGGTATTGAATACACAAAGATGGTTCAGAAAGCCAAGAGTCAATATAACCTTGAGAATAAACAAATAGCAGTAACTCAAGTGTTCACTACTACCTTCATTAGAAGAGGTAATGAAAATCTACAAGCGGCAATTGACTATAAGAAAATCTGGTTTGCTTCAAAGACGGTAGCCAACGAAACCTTCTTTAATGAAGAAATAAATAAAAGAATACCAGAAGAAATAATCTTCGTAGAAGAAAGTAAAGACTGGAACAAGTTAGATCTAATTGAACACCAAGATTTGCTTGTCTATAACACTAAGAAGCAATGCTCACTAGTTGAGTTTACTACTAGTAGCCGTGGGTCTGTTAATTTCGACCTTCCTCAACACTTAAAACGCTCCAATTCCCCTAATAGAGCAAGAAAAGATAATTATACTGCTTTAATGTTAGCTAAATGGGGTTCCAAATGCTATAATGACATTATGACTACTGAAAATAAAATAGTAGCTGCGGGATTTACACCAATTTTAATTTAAAATGTGTAATTAATTATTAGGCTTATGGCAAAGGTTAAAAAAGACAAAGTTGCGGAAAATTCTTTCGCCCCAATGATGGTAGAAGGCTCTACTCCTGCTCATGGCGGAGTAGCAAGCAGAGTTACCGAAACGAGGAGCCGCAGAAACGCCGCATCAACCATTGAGAGAACAGATCGTTTTCGCAATATTGATGACGGTATGGTGCCATTTAATTATGCCACTGGTTATAATTATAACAAATCAAATATTGATGTCCGAGATACAGTAATCCTTTGCCAAAAAGCCTACTATAACTTTGGTTTGTTTAGAAATACTATTGACCTAATGTCAGAACTCTCTTGTGGTAATATTCATTTAAAAGGTGGAAATAAAAGCGCAAGAGATTTCTTCCAAGCCTTATTTAATAAGATAAATATTACTGCTCTTCAAGACAAGTTCTTTAGAGAGTATTATCGTTCTGGTAATGTTTTCATTTATAGATACGACACTACCATTAGAGAAGAGGATGTGTCTAAAATTAGCCAAGTTTTCGGTTCTCAAGCTTTGGCGGCAAGAGTTTCTTTACCTGCTAGATACATAATCATTAATCCAGCAGACGTTCAGGTTAATGGCAATTTGTCTTTTAACAGAGGACAGTATTATAAGGTTCTAACTGACTACGAGCTTGAGCAAATTAGAAATCCAAGAACAGAAGAAGACAAAGAGATACTAGATTCTCTTGATCCGTTAGTTAAAGAGCAAGTTCTAAAAGGAAAAGCTACGGCAGTTTTGCTCCATTTAGACACAAAGAAGTTCTACGCCGTATTCTACAAGAAACAAGATTACGAACCCTTCGCTGTACCAATGGGTTTTCCTGTTCTTGAAGATATTAGCGCAAAAATAGAAATGCGCCGTATGGACATGGCTCTTACAAGGACAATTCAGCAAGTAATCCTTCTTGTCACAATGGGGGCAGAGCCAGATAAAGGTGGAGTAAACCAAGAGAACTTAAAGACGATGCAAACTCTTTTTGCTAATCAGTCTATTGGTAGAGTTCTTATCGCTGACTATACTACAAAAGCTGAATTCGTCATTCCTCAAATTGCTGATATCTTAGATCCAAAGAAATACGAGATCATCGATAAAGATATTAATATTGGCTTAAATAATATCCTTGTTAGTAACGAAAAATTCGCTAATGCTAGTACAAAAGTATCTCTATTAGGACAGAAATTATTACAGGCTCGCCAAGCTTTTATTACTGACTTCTTATTGCCAGAAGTTAAGAGGATTTCTAAAGAAATAGGATTCAAAGTATTCCCAACTCCATTCTTTGAAGATATGGATCTTAAGAGCGATCAAAATCTTAACAGAATTTATACTCGCCTTATTGAGCTTGGAGTTCTTACTCCTGAAGAAGGTCTTAAAGCTATTGAAACTGGAGTATTGCCTACTCCAGATGAGTCAGTGCAATCTCAAACTGCTTTTGTTGACTTAAAAGATAAAGGGTATTATCAGCCTTTAATCGGTGGACCAAAAATGGATGCAGCCGGTAGACCATCAGGAAGCACAGGAATCAAGCAAACTACAAAAAATGTAAAGCCAATCGGCACCTCTTCTAAAGCTAACTACAGTGTCATGAAATTAAAAGACATTGTAGAAGCTACAAGCAAATTAGGAGTAGAAGTAGAGGGTTTCTTAAAGAAAAAACATAAACTTAAGAAATTAAACGAAAGACAAAAAGAAGTAGTCCTTGATATTACTAAAGTTATTGTCGCAAACGAAGATCAATCTAATTGGGTCTCCAAAATAGGAGAATATATTGAAACTCCTGTAGACAAAAACCCAAAGAGAATAGAAGAGATCCATAATATTGCTTGCGAGCATCAAGTTGATTCTTACATGGCTAGTTTACTCTATCATAGCAAAATCTAATGGCTACAAACAGAGTAATATATAATAACGAATTGTTATTCGTTGGACCTGCTCCAGCGAGTGGCTATTTTTTCTCTGACCCTAACGGCAACCTGCTCAGAACTGGGGTTTATAATTTAATTCAACCCCTTAAAAGAATTAATCAATTTAGTTATCAGATAAATACTCAATCTTCTAGGTTCTCAGAGATAGGAAATGCTTCTACTATTTATGATTATACTTTAAATCCTCCTGATATTAGTCTTAGCTTCAATTACAACATTAAAGATTTACGAAACGAAGCTAGAATGGGCTTCTATGTTGATCTTGGGCCTCCTAATTTAGATCAATTTGATGGTGGGCAAGTTTTTCCTAGTGGTAATTTATTATCTGGGTTTTCTTTTGGAGACCAGAACTATTCATTCAATTCTGATTTAACTCAAGCCACAAACAATACATTTAAGTATCCTTTTAAATACAGAGATCAGCGCAATTTATTTTTAACAATTACTCCAAATAATACAGACGCAATTGGTAGTAGTATTTCTGGGTTTCCAGTCTTAGCTTTCGGTAATTGTTATATCACTTCTTATGGAGTTCAGGCTCAAGTTAACGATTTTCCTAAAGCTACAGTAAATTATACAGCACATAATGTGTTATATTACTCTTCTGGAATAAACGTAGTTTCTCCTTATTTAGAACCGAAGAGCGGAACATTAAATACCGGCATAACGTTTAATATTCCAAATTATAATACAGCTTTTGAGGAAACTGGAAATGCAATTTCTGTTTTGCTCCCCGGCGACATCGTGATTGACATTTATGATGTTAATTCAACATCTAAAAACAAGTCTAATCTAATAATCCAAGATGCCGCTATACAAAGTTTTAATTTTAACATTCCTTTAGAAAGAGAACCATTAAAAACATTGGGCTATGTTTACCCAGTAGACCGCCAAATAAACACTCCAATTACTGTAGAAGGCTCTTTCTCTACAATATATAGAAACTTAAACTATTCAGGAAATCTTTTATCAGATATAAAATCAGAATCTAAATACGACATCTCAATTAAGATGAATAAGAGTTCCGAAACTATTATTCGCTACGATATTAGAGGAGCCAAATTTAAAGACTTATCTTATGACTCTTCAATCGGTTCAAATACTGTTTTAGATTTTAGTTTTTACTGTGATATGGACATGAATTCTTATCCTCATCCTAATGGTTTATTTATGAGTGGATTGTTAAAAGGATTAAGTTACACAAACTTTAATACAAATGGGCCATTATAATTTCCTTAATTACTAATTTTTAGTGTATAAATAATAAGCTGCAAATTATGAATCTACAAGGTTTAGAAATTGAAATTATAGAATCAAAGAGGTCTGGGCCTAAAAGCTCTGCTCAGACCCCTGCTAAACCTTCTGA